TATGGTAGACAGGTACTTCGTCCACTGTGCCGTCCGGCAGGGTCTTGCGTGAGTACACACCACCATTAGCGCCACGGAAGTACGGAGTCGGATACGTTGGTATGGTGTAAGATTTTATGGGGGCATTTGGGAGGGTGGCCGAAGGAGCCTCTACGACAACTTCTTCCGTGGCCTCAAGTATCTTCTGCCCCAGCACAATCGGCGATTTGATCTTCCCCCAGTGCGGGCATCCAGTGCAGATGTCTGGCGCGTATTCGTCAAAGGTGGCGCAACGGTACGGCCCCTTAATCAAGTCCATCTTCTTAACGGTCTCGATTGGGGTGTATTGCGGGTGGTTCTTCGACATGAGGTGCGCCGCCTTGTCGCCATCCTCACAGAACTTGGCGATAGACAGCCCCGCTCTCCACAGCGGCTCAGACACCTCTGCCTGTTTCTTCATGATCGCAGCAAGCTGGGCGCATCCTGCGCCACGGCGTGTTTTGTTTAAGATATCTAGGAACACGCTGGTTTTGTTGCCCATCAGCGCATCCATTACCGCGTTCGCCCCGGCAGGGACATACTTCTTAGGCGGCGGCATCATGTCCATGCCGAGGGTATTGGAGAACACCTCAAGGCTAACCTGCTCTGGCACACTCATACCGAACTGCCGCACCAGCGATGGTGGGTTGTCCTTGTGGTTATGGGTGCCGGGAATACGAAGTACGCGAGCGGCGTCAGATGTTACGGCGGGATCTGCTAACAAGTTATGCGTAGCGCATAGAGCCTTGAGCTTCTCAGCAACAGGTAGCCAATCGTCGTAACTTATCGGCTCATCAAGGAACCAATAGGCATGTACGCCGCGACCCGAGTTCAGCATGAACGGCTTCGGCAGATTGGTAGCCGTGCAGAACACCCGCAGCGCGTCTAGCGCCTCGCTCTGATTTGCGTAGTCCTTGCTTGGCCCACAGTCCAGATCAAGAAAGAACGACTTAAGTTGTTTTACGTTGGATACTTTCCGTGAGCCATCTTCTTCAAAGGTAGCGAGTGCGAAATAAGTATCGAACCCTTGCGCGTCTAACTCTTGTGCCGCGTCTATGACGGCGCTTACCGAGGTGTAGAACTTCTGTGTCCGCCTGTTTTCTGCGCTTTTTGCAGCGAATACACAGTAGTAGCCGTTCTCCGATAGCGCCTTCCCTAAGAACACTCTTGGTTCCATTACAATCTCCCGAGAAGGTGCCGCGACCGCCTCCCCACGAAACGGTCGCGGCGGTGCTATAGCTTTAGATTAGTCGTCCCAAGCGTCCACTATAGCATCCAACTCGGGGTCTGTACCGCCCGAAGCGGCATCCGACTTTTTGGCGACCTTCTTAGGCTCTTCCGGCTCGTCGCCTTCGTCCTCGTCCTCGTCCACCTCAACCTTAGCTTTCTTAGCCTTCTTAGCCTTCTTAGGCTCTGGTTTTGTTAGTGCCGCACTAACATCGGCGTCTTCCTTGGGCTTCGCCACCGTGAAGGTGATAGCCCGTTCCGTATCGGGATGTTCCAGAAGCGCCGCAGCCTGCTTCAACTCAGCCTCCTCCAGAGGGCGAACCGGCTTGAAAAACAGCTTTGGTACATCGCTGTCATCATCGAAATACATCTCTGTGACAACTGCGATGGGCGGCGTGTTGTGGGCATTGAGGAACCGTGCGTATGCCTGCATCGGCAGCTTGCCGTCCTTACTGTCACCGAACACGCTGGTTGCCGGAAGCTGCAACTGATAGACCTTATCCATTTGGCCTTCTAGTGCCACAGCGAGACGCTGCTGGAAACGACAAGCGCGGCTCCCGCCCTGTCCAGAACCCTTGATATTCATCGGGCAGTCCATGCAGCGAGGGGCCATACGCTGATCTTCTGGTACGTCAGGTGACGGCACGTTGGTATCCGCCGACCAGCAATGCGGTGCGGAAGGATTATCGGGGCTATATGTGCCCTCGTAGTAAGTACGCGAGAGGGGCGCTGCGTTGACGATGACAACATTCATGCTGTCGGACTTGCTAACACGCATCTCCTCGCTGCCAACAAGTTCACGGAACCGTTTACCCCGAATACTGATACGGCGCATACCTCCACCGGAACGCCCGAGTAGGTTGCTTCCAGCACTCTGCAGCGATTTGAACAGGTCACTAGAGACAAGGGAGTTGCCTTCAAAGATAGATAGTTCAGACATATTTTGTTCTCCTAGATGTCTTCGTCTAAGTTGTTATCGGTCGTAACGTCATTCCCTACGTTGTCGGCTTCCACGTGGGGAACTTCCCCCTCAGTTTCTTCCGGCCCACGCAGAGCCTCAACTACTGCGTCTACGTTGAAGCGGTAGGTAGTTCCCACCTTGATGTAGGTGTTTGGCGGAATTTCCCCCTTCCGCACCCAGCCACGGACGGTGGCTGGCGACACGTGCAAACACTTTGCAACGTCATCAATAGGGACGTATTCAGTACTCATTACTTTCTCCTGATCGAGATTGTGTATTCGGATTGCACATTGAGACCCGGAGGCAGGATGTCCGGGTTCTCCTCTAAGAACTCCCTAACAGCGGTCTGGTTGAGACGCTTCTCAAGAAACTCAGGCGCTTCATGTTCAAGGATAAACTTGTGCATCGACTCCCAATCGCTAGTCCAGTAGCGGCGCTTCTGACTTCGGTAGAACACACCAGCCTCAGTTCTAACGCTGTCGATGTTGTTTTCCTTGCAGAACTCTAGGAGGCTAGCTTTGATCTTGTCCTGCTGCTCCTTCAGTCCATCGTCTTCTTTCTTGAACTCAGCGGCGATCTCCGTGCGTCGATCACGGATGTTTATGTAAGCCTTCGTTAGCTTACCCAAGCGGTCGTTGTCTTCCACTCCGCAGTTCTCCGTTTTGTTGTGGGTGGCGGAAGATAGTTGAGTGTGGAGGGTTAGTCAAGCAATTCGTTATATAAATCTATGATTTTTGAATGGACGTCAATTCTGTCGTCCAACAACCTATAAACGTGATGCTCTACGGGGGAACCGTGAAGCTGAATCACGGTGCATTTATTCTTCTGCCCCGAACGATGCACTCGGGCGTTGGCTTGAGAGTAGGTCTCCAACGAACTGGTAGGCGCCCACCAGACCACTGTATCGGCGGCTGTTAACGTAACACCGTGTGATGCGGCAGCGGGTTGGATAACCAGAACCTTTGGGTCGTCCTGTTCTTGAAAGCGTTTGAAGATGTCGGTGCGCTTGGTGGCTGGCACATCGCCTTGGATTACCTCGTTGGTAATGCCGTCTGACGCCAACTGTTCCGATAGTATGCCTATGGCGTGGCGGAAGGGGACAAACACAAGCACCTTGCCGCTGGCCTCCTGTATGGCCTCCATGAGAACCTTGTACCGGTTCTTGATGTCGAACTGCAAAGCATCTCCGTGGTCGGTGTAAACCGCACCAGCCGATATCTGTAGCAGCTTGTTCATGTTGACGGCTGCATTAACGGCGGTAACTTCCTCACCAGCCGCCTGCATAACCATCTGGTCCTTAAGTTGTTTGTAGTACTTACGCTGCTGTGGAGTCAGTTCGACCTTACGTTTGGTGTACACCATGTCCGGTAGGTCTAGGCACTCCCCCTTCGTGAACCGAATAGCTGGCCGCAGCGCGTTGAACACTGTCTCTGTGGCGCTGTCCTTCACGCCCCACTTGAAGCGGGTAATCTTATACATCACTTGGTCGCGGAACGACCCGAAGTAACGTGGCACTCCACGGGGATTGACGAGTTTAGCTAGGCCATACGCATCAAGGGGGCTTTGTGCGGCGGGAGTACCCGTCATCATCCATAGCCAAGTATTCTCACCAACCAGCTTGTTTAGGGCTTTCCAGCGTTTCGTCTGCGCGTTCTTATAGTGCGTAGCTTCATCTACAATGATGAGGTCAAAACCCCCTGCCGCGATGTCGTCGGCTACGATCTCCACACCGTCATAATTTATTACAACGTAGTCAGCACCGTTGGCTAAGATCTTGCGGCGTTTGTCGGGGGAACCGTAGGCCACATCAACACTTCTGTGCA